TTAGAAGCATGTGGGTTTTTTGATAAGGACGTTTGGTTTAGAGGTGTAGCTGACTTGTTAATTATTGATGAAGACTCTGCTCATGTGATTGATTACAAGACGGGTAAGTCAAGTAAATACGCCGACACTAAACAGTTAGAGCTTATGGCATTAGCAATATTTAAGCACTTCCCCAAAGTACAGAAAGTAAAGGCGGGGCTAGCGTTTGTCGTGTGTGATGATTTTGTTAAGGCTAAATATTCCGCAGAAGACGCCCCATTATTTTGGATGCGTTGGATAGAAGAAACTAACCGTTTAGAGGCCGCACATAAAACAGGGGTGTGGAATCCCAAACCAAACTTTACTTGCAGAGGTTATTGCAAGGTATTAACTTGTGAGCATAACGGGAAAGGGCAGTACAGATGAACGATGAAGATTTAAGGGATTGCTTTGCGATGTTTGCTTTGATGGCTGTTGTGTTTGCACACAAAGGGGAAGATTCAGAATCAGCTTCGCTTACAGCCTATGAGTACGCAGATGCTATGTTAAGAGCACGGAACAAAGAGCCCGAACAGGAAGTTGGCATAGTTGCGGCTAAGCCTAGGAGGAAAAAGGGTGCGTAAAGAAAAGTATATTAACGAAGATATACCGGAAACAAAAGATAAAGATTTGTTTGACATGACGCAAGAGGAAGTGGCGCAAGTATTAAATTCAAGAAGAGAATATATATCTGTTGTTGAGAAAAGAGCTATGCAAAAGTTTAAGGCTGCTCTTAAAGAAAAAGGTATTACTTTTGAAGATTTGGTGGAGAAAAATGATCGACCCAGTTAATCATCCAGTTCACTACACCGACCACCCGTCGGGTATAGAGTGCATTCAGATTACCGAACATATGAACTTTAATCTTGGTAATGCTATTAAGTATATATGGCGTGCTGGATTAAAAGGTAAACATTTAGAAGACTTAAAGAAAGCAGTATGGTACATCAATCGTGAAATTGCTAGATTGGAGAAACAAAATGGATAAGATAACGCCCCACAACCCTGACTGGTATCCGCCTTGTTTTGAAAGCAAAGAAAGTCATACAGCTTACATGTGGCAGTCATACAGGACTAACCAACCACACGACCCCTTAAACTATTGTTTAGACTGCACCCGTGAGTACAAGGTAAAAATGCTTGAGCAAAAGAAGTGCGAACATCCTGAGACTATTTTTGTGGTGTGGAGAAGTTCACATAAAAAAGATATGCCAACAGGAGGGGTTTTAGACACACCAGACATTCTTGGCATATCAAATAACAGTAGATTTTGGGATAACCCAGAGTACGATTATGTCCCAGGCAAACCAAAGGAGCCGCCCCCATGTCTTTAGAGCCTATTCCATTTGCAGGTATAGTAGAAACTGACCCAGAAATAGCTTATTTGGACGCTATTGTTGCGGAAATGTATGGTAAAAATCCCGAAAATATGCCAAAATATATAGTATTAGGAGATGGAAGTCTCTACATATTCCATAAAGAGGAAGACCGCTATGCCTTATGTGAACAAACCACGCCCATACAAGAAGGAATACCAACAGCAGAAGGAGCGGGGAGAGCAGCCATCCCGCAATGCTCGGGAGAGAGCACGCTATGCGATGGACAAGAAGGGCGTAGACAGAGCGGGGAAGGATATTGACCATGTTATCCCTCTTTCAAAAGGCGGCACGAACGCCCCCAGCAACCTCAAACTTAAATCCAAAAGCGCCAACCGTTCTTTTAGCCGAAACTCAGACCACACCGTCAAGCGAAATAAACCTAAGAATGGAAAAACCTAAAGCATATTCATGGCCTGGGGTTTACCCACCCATGAAGCACCAAAAAGAAACGGCAATATTCTTAGCAACAAATCAAAGAGCTTTTTGTTTTAATGAACAAGGCACAGGCAAAACTGCATCAGCTATATGGGCAGCAGATTGTTTATTAGAACAAGAAGTAATCAACAGGGTTTTAATCATATGCCCCTTGTCAATTATGCAGTCAGCATGGCAAGCGGATTTGTTCAAGTTTGCCGTTCACCGTAAAGTAGCCATAGCATACGGCGATAGACTCAAGCGCAAAGCTATCATAGAAAGCGATGCTGAGTTTGTTGTTATCAATTATGACGGGGTTGAAATTGTCGCCGACAGCATTGCGAATGGCGGGTTTGACCTAATCGTGATTGACGAAGCTAACGCATACAAGACGCCGACTACACAGCGATGGAAGACTCTCCATAAGCTAATAACACCAGACACATGGCTATGGATGATGACTGGAACACCAGCAGCTCAAAGTCCGACCGATGCCTACGGCTTAGCCAAGATGTGCGTGCCTGATAACGTGCCAAGATTCTTTGGGGCTTTTAGGGATCAGACCATGATTAACATTAGCAAGTTTAAGTGGATGCCAAAACCAACCGCAAGCGAAGTAGTTTACCGAGCATTACAACCCGCTATTCGCTTTACCAAAAAAGAATGTTTAGACCTGCCGGATGTTACCCATGTATACAGAGACGCACCACTCACAGCCCAACAAGAAAAATTCTACAGACTCCTCAAGAAAGAAATGCTCATGGTGGCTGCGGGGGAGGAGGTCAGTACCGTCAACGCTGCCGTCAATATTAATAAATTATTGCAGATTTCTGGTGGGGCTGTCTATTCTGATACCGGCGCTGTTATTGAGTTTGATGTGTCTAACCGCCTTAAAGTTATCGAAGAAGTTATAAACGAGTCAAGTCAAAAAGTCCTTGTGTTTGTACCGTTTACTCATACAATAGAGTTACTCAGCGAGCATTTGAGAGGGGTAGGTATTGTCTGCGATATCATAAATGGGGCTGTTCCCGTCAATAAACGGACGGAGATATTTAAAAGATTCCAAGAGACACCATACCCTAAGGTCTTGATTATTCAGCCACAATCTGCAGCACACGGGGTTACCCTAACTGCAGCCGATACAATCATTTGGTATGCACCCGTTACATCAATCGAAACATATTTGCAAGCCAATGCTCGTATTGATCGACAAGGGCAAAAGAACCCAATGACAATCGTGCATATTAAGGGTTCTCCCGTAGAGACAAGACTCTACGCTATGCTGCAAAATAAACTGAACGTTCATGATAAACTAATTGACTTATACAAAAATGAAGTTGAAGAAGATACTTGACAAACTAAAATATTAGTAGTAATATTATTTAACGAACAAAGATTCGTAAACATAAAGAAAGGAAAGTATGTCAGATATAACAGTCGATCAAATCGTCGAAGTCTATATAAAGATTAGAGACGCAAGAGACGAAGCTAGGAAAGAAGCCGACAGGATTGAAGCCGACTTTGAATCTCAGCTAGAAGTTCTTGAGCAACAAATGCTTGATGTATGCAAAAACACTGGGGCTACAAGCCTTAAAACCCCACACGGTACAGTTATACAGTCCGTTAAAAAACGTTATTGGACTAATGATTGGGAAAAGTTTTACGATTTTATGTTTGAACATAACATTCCTGAGTTATTAGAAAGACGTATACATCAAACAAATATTAAGCAGTTTTTAGAAGAGAACCCCGATATGCTTCCGCTCGGGTTAAATGTGGAAGCAGAGCATTCAATAACAGTAAGGAGAAGCAAATGAGTGAAATCACTCTTTTTAATCAAGATTTACCCGACTACCTAAAAAACGTACAGTTAGATGAAGTAACTAAAGCGTTGGTAGGCAACAACAGCAGCAAGCGTATCTCATTACGGGGCGGCAAATTCCGTATGGTTGTAAATGGGGAAGAAGTATTAACAAGTAATAGCGATGCGTTAAACGTAGTTATTGTGAACGCAGCAAAAGACGTTTCAAGGACATTTTATGCTAAAGTTTATAACCCGAAAGAAGATGCTACACCTCCAGATTGTTGGTCTAATAATGGTGTTACACCTGACGCAACAGTGGAAGCACCTCAGCACCACAACTGCACAGAATGTCCGCAAAACGTTAAGGGATCCGGTGCTGGTGGAGGTCGTGCTTGTCGTCATTTCCGCCGTGTTGCTGTTACTCTTGCTGACGATATTGGTGGAGATGTTTATCAGTTACAACTTGCATCTAAGTCTATCTTCGGTAAAGGGGACCTAACCCATATGCCGTTTGAGCAGTATGTTAAGTATGTTGGCTCACAAGGCTATAACTTAAATACACTTACTACTGAAATGCGTTTTGACTCCGACAGCGATACTGCCAAGTTGTTCTTTAAGCCGTTGAAGTTCTTGTCTAAAGAACAGTGGGAAGTTGCTAAGCGTCAAGGCGAAACTCCAGCAGCTAAACGGGCAATCGAGTTTACATTTAACAAAACTGACAAAGCACCAGCGTTAGCAGCACCAAAGCAGGCTGCGGCAGTTGAAGTTGAAGAGCCAAAGAAACGTCCTGAGAAAAAGGCTGCAGAACCTACGCCCAAAAAAGACTTAGCAGCCATCATGGGTAGTTGGGGTCAAGAGAACGTATGAGTCTAAGAGGCTATAGCTATCGTCTTGTAAAGGCAAACAAAGCTGCCGACTCTAAGCATATTGGAGTGAAGTTAGGCAGATACTGTATTGCTCTTGACATCCCAGTTGCACAGATTGCAGAGAAGTTTGGTGTATCTCGAATGACTGTTTACAACTGGTTTACAGGTACCGTGACCCCGCACAAGACTACGGCTACTGAGATAGAGAAGCTATTAGCTAAATAGTTTACCCCCGGGGCAGCTAGTTTGACGGAACGAAAAGGGGGATGCCGACCCCCCTGCTGCCCTTCCTTTCTTCGGATTTTGAGGTGATATGGCAACGACAGATTTATTAAATGCAGTGCTCCCCCCAGAAGGGTGGTATTGCATTGTCGGTTTGAATCAAGAGGGGCGACCGAGGCAGACCTTTGTTAAGACGGCGGCAGAAGCTGACGTTGAAATAGCAAATCTGTTGCTAGAAAAATACGATGTTTATTTTGCTTGTGCTAAATATGAAAACGACGAAGATGGTCGCACACAAAAGAACAGCGCATACTTTAAATCTTTCTGGTTAGATATTGATTGTGGTGTTGACAAGGATTTAGCTGGCAAAGGTTATATAGACCAAGCCACCGGTTTAACAGAACTCAAAAAGTTTTGTGAAGCCATACTGCTACCGCTACCAACAATAGTAAATTCGGGTCGTGGTATCCATGCTTACTGGAGATTGGCAGAGACAATTAGTCGTGCCGAATGGAAACCCGTCGCCGACCGCCTTAAAGCTTTGTGCGAAGAGCATAACTTTAGGGGTGACCCATCACGCACCGCAGAGAGCGCATCAATCCTACGAGTGCCTGAGACGCTTAACTTTAAGCAAGATCCGCCGCTACCTGTGAGTATTATTCACATCGCACCTGAGACACCATACGAGGATATAAAAGCCGCCATTGGAGTCTTGATTGCCCCTGACTATATCCCACGTCAGTTAAGTGCTATGACCCAAGCTGCGATGAGCAATCGTCAAAGTCGGTTCCGCACCATCATGATGAAAACTACAGAAGGCAAGGGATGCCCACAGTTAGAAAATATTGCCATTAACCAAGCAGATATAGAGGAGCCATTATGGAGAGCAGGACTATCTATCGCCGCCCATTGTGTAGACGCAGATGAAGCAATACATATCATCTCGAGTAATCATCCACAATACTCGGCGCAGGAAACCGAGAAAAAAGCATTGTCGACCAAAGGCCCTTATACGTGTTCGACTTTCGAGAAACTTAACCCATCCGGGTGTGCCGAGTGTTCGCATAAGGGTCAGATTACTTCTCCGATATTGCTCGGCTCTGAAATTGCGGCCGCTCCCAAGGATGCTCCAATTATTCAAGAAACGGTTGATGGGACAAAAGAAGTATACAAAGTACCCGAGTTTCCATTCCCCTACTTTAGGGGTAAAAATGGCGGTGTCTACAGGCAACCGTTAGATGAGGACGACGGCGCCGACTTAATATATGAACACGATTTGTATATTGTGAAGCGTCTGTACGACCCTGCTAAAGGTGAATCGGTTTGGATTAGGGCACATTTCCCTCAAGACGGAGTAAAAGAATTTGCGCTGCCAGCTACTGAGCTAATGGCGCTAGATAGACTAAAAGAAAAGCTTGGTTTTCATAGCATATACGGGCCTAAGAAGCAGATGGAAAACGTCATGTCTTACTTAATTACCGCAGCTAAAGAACTCCAGCATAAACAAAGGACAGAAATTATGCGTACACAATTTGGTTGGACTGAGGATAACAAAGCGTTTATTCTTGGCGATAGGGAAATTACAGCAGGTGGGGACACCTATAGCCCGCCGTCAACTTCAACAGGGAACTTAGCTACCTGGATGGAGCCAAAAGGTTCTTTAGAAGAGTGGCAGGAAGTTGCCAACATATACAACCAAGAAGGGTTTGAGCCGCATGCGTTTGGGTTCTTTACTGCCTTTGGCTCACCACTACTTAAGCATTTAAACCTGCGTGGTGCAATCATTAACTTGGTAAACAACACATCTGGCACAGGTAAATCCACAATCCTTAAAATGTGCAACAGCGTATACGGTCATCCTGATGAGTTAATGCTCCAATGGAAAGACACACAGAACGCTATGATCCATCGCTTGGGGGTTATGAACAACTTACCGGTTACGATCGATGAGATTACTAAGTTATCCGGAGACAACTTCTCAGACTTAGCCTACGGCATCTCGCAGGGGCGTGGTAAGAACCGTATGCAGCAGCATTCTAACGCCGAGCGGGTTAACCTAACAAAGTGGGCTGCGATGGCTTTGGCTTCTTCTAATGCTTCTTTCCAAGATAAGTTAGCTGCGCTGAAAGCTACACCCGATGGCGAGTTCATGCGTTTGTTTGAGTACCGCATTGAGATGACAGATAAGATCTCGAAGGAAGACGCCGACGTTATATTTAATAAGCTCTATTCTAACTACGGGCATGCAGGTCAAGAGTATATCAAGTACCTAGTCGGCAACCTAGAAGATGCTATTAATACAGTAGTGCAAGTACAGCAAAAGATTGACGCAGCGATTGGGCTAACTAACCGTGAGCGGTTCTGGTCTGCGGTTGTTGCATGTAACATTGCTGGCGCACTGATGGCTAAAGACCTAGGTATTATCCCTGACTTTGATATTGGGCGGGTATACCGCTGGGCTATTAACGAAGTTAAAGTAATGCGTGCCGACATTAAAGCACCGACTGCCAATAGTCAGGCTAGCGTAATAGGTGAGTTTATGAACGAGAACCGCGCGTCGACTTTAGTAATTAACGCCAAGGTTGATGGACGTACGGGGATGGAGCAGCTACCAATCGTAGAGCCTAAGTTTAATGACTTGTTTGTTCGCATAGAACCGGATGATAAGCTACTCTATATCAACGCCAAGCAGCTAAGAGCCTACTGTTCTAAGAACCAAATAACCCTAAAAGAGATACTAAAGGACTTAGAATCTAATGCTATCTACCTTGGGTTAGTTAAGAAGCGGCTGTCTAAGGGCACTAAAATCCCTTCTTCTCCCGTCGATGCCTATAAGTTTGACCTAAGCAAGGGGCACTTCCTTGATACAGATACCTTTATAGAATCCGTTAAACAGGTGCCAGATGTTGATCCACGGGCTGAGCTTTCGGATTAATTGGGCTAAGTTTGCAGTCGGCACATCTTTCTTTATCCCTTGTATAGATACGGAAGCTGCGCTGACTGAGATAACTACGGTTACAAAAAGGCTAGGTTACAAGATAAAAACCCAAGTTAGCGTAGACGAGGGCATTTATGGCTTGCGTGTTTG